GCCTAAAGAGGAGGTGAAACCAATCACCCCACAAGAAGAAGCCAAGATGAGGATACGTCTTGCGAAAGCAAAGACCTCACTCATCCTTGAGCATCCGTTCATTGGTACTGTGGCACTCAACATGCCGTTCGTATTGAGCCGTGACATACCAACTGCTTCAACGAATGGTAAGCGTGTGCAGTTTAACCCTGACTTCTGTAGCGAGTTGACAGATGAGGAGTTGAAGTTCCTTGTAGCACATGAGTGTTTACATCCGATGCTTGAGCACAACTACCGCAGACAAGAGAGACAACACCGCCGTTGGAACAAAGCGGCTGACTACGTAATCAACAAGTTGCTAGTCGATGACAACATTGGCAAGATGCCTGAGCGTGGCTTACTCAGCGATGCTATCTACCAAGCGGGCAACGGAACATCCGATGGTATCTACAACATCCTTGAAGATGATGAGGGTGGAGGAGGAGGAGGGTACGGCGGAGATGGTGACCCTCTCGACAACTGTGAAGATGCTGAGGGTTCACAAGCCGAGCAAGCGCAAGAGCAAGCCGAGTGGAAAGTCAAGGTAGCACAAGCGGCACAAGCCGCAAAGATGATGGGCAAGTTGAGTGCAGGTATGGAACGACTGGTTGACGAGGTACTCAGACCTAAGGTTGACTGGCGTGATGTGATGCAACGCTTCCTTGTCAAGTGCAAAGACGATACCCGCTCATGGGCTAGACCTAACCGCCGCTTTATAGCACAGGGTTTATATCTGCCAAGCACCAGTGGTGAGACGATGGGTGAGGTGTTGTTTGCAGTGGACTGCTCAGGTTCAATCACTCAAGACATTATCAATCAGTTCGGTGCTGAGATTCGTACAGTCAAGGAGGACATGTTCCCAACACGTGTCCATGTGGTGTACTTTGATAGCGAGGTAAGCCACTACGAATCGTATGGTGTAGATGATGAGTTGGACATCAAGCCACACGGCGGTGGAGGTACTGCGTTTAGCCCTGTGTTTGAGTACATCGAGGAACACGGCATCGAACCTATCGCAATAGTGTTCCTGACTGACCTGTGTTGTGATGACTTCGGTAACGAACCCAACTGCCCTGTACTGTGGGTATCTACCGATGAGGGCACTGCACCTTTCGGAGAAGTGGTGTTGATGTGATGAACGGATACAAGTGCTTCTACCGTGGCAAAGAATGTGAGGTGTACGCAGACACTTCATACAACGCCCAACAAAAAGCGGCAGTAATCTTCAAGGCTAGGAAAGCATACGAGGTTACTGTGTTTCTGTGTGAGAAAAACGGTGAGCAAGTTGTTCACGATGGGAGTGTATTGTGATTACATACGGCGAGTTATTTGCCGTGTGTTTGTTCGTAGGTATGGGTGTTTACATCTCGTACCTACGCTCTGAGATGCGGAATCATATTCGTGCAGGGGTTTTACTCTCTGCTTTGGTACATGATGTTGCCGATGGCAACGTAGAAATAGAAAGGCATGAAGATGGTATTAGAGTACGAGTTAAAAATGCGAATCGTTCGGAGTCTGCAAACCTTAGCAGACACTATCAGGGAACTATACCCTGACCAAGAGTTTGTCGTTATGTACGACATTGAAAACAAGTTGGCAGAAGCCAATGAGATGGTGTATCAACTAACCAAAGGAGAGTGACATGGCAACAGTTAGATTTAGTAAAGACCTACAAGATGCAATCGTAAAGAACGCAGAGGGTATGTTTAACAAGCAGATAAATGCGGCAAGGGACAACATCAACACAACGTGGGGTGATCGCATCTACGAAATCATCCATCGTAAATACATCCCTGCTATGAACGCACTACCAATATGCTTCTTCAGCGAAACTTCTAGCATGAAGGTATCAAAAATCAACGGCAAAGATATTGGTGGGTTGGAGTGCAAGATGACTAGCCAACGCCCTGTACCCAACACCCTACCCAAAGATGTACCTGCTAAGGGTAAAGACTACCACGGCTACGAGTTAGTCGGTCACGAATGGGAGGAGATAGCCCTAGAGATTGAGGACTACCGCAACAATATCAAAGCAATAGCGCAGAAGAAAACAAACTTTGTTAATGCAGTCAAGGAAGTTATCACTGCACATGCAACGCTATCCCCTGCATTGAAGATGTGGCCTCCACTGTGGGACTTGATACCTGAGGACTACAAGGATAGGCATCGTCAAGTAGTAGAGCGTGAGAAGAAAGAGGTCGTAGTTAATGTTGACCTTGGTACTCTGACTGCTACTGTAGTAGCCCACAAACTCACACGCTGATATGCAGTCACGTATATCAACAAAGCTAATGGTACGCCTTGCTATGGAAGCGGGTGCAGACTATTCCAAGCAACGTGAGGAGGGTATGTATACCAACCTCAGCCTATACAGGTACACCAAGGCATACCATGAGTATCAAGTAAAGCGTATGAAGAAAATCATACGCCAATCAATTCGAGAAGCCCTCGAAGAAGCCCTTAAACATCACAACGTGGAGGTAATCCGATGACCTACTATCATCAAGCCGCAGTACAAACTTACGATCAAGCTAAACGCCTGTACGGTACATGCCGTTTCCCTGACAAGGGCAAGCCAGTCAAAGGGTGGTGTCGCCTACATAAAGTAGACGAGAACTTTGAACTGCGCATGGACAACAAGACTATCTGTGTCTTTGCACCTGACAACACGTTGACGTTTACCATGACGAGTGCGCAAGCAAAGAACTATTCCATCACACTAAGCCAAGCACTAGCCCGAGCAATACCTATTGGATGGGAGAGGGTAGCTACTGGTCGTCATCGTGTGATACACACTAAGAGAATAAGTCATCATGGTGGTACGCATCGGTGGGAACAATGGCGAGAAGCTATGAAGGCTGAGGGTATCGAAGTATTCAACGGCATCAAATTCAATCTTGATACTGGTGAGTGTATGAACGCCAAGCCAACCACTGATGCACAAGTTGTTCCTGCTAAACGTACCGAGTGGTTACGAGCCTTGCGTGTGTTCAAGCGGGGGTTGAAGGTACGTGCCAAGCTAGGTGTACTAGATTCTATCTGTCAAGATGTTATAGCAGAACGCACACTCACTAAGACTAGATACGACTGGGTTCAACCCGACTGGTCTAACGAAAAATGGATTGACTTGTTGTTCAATTCAATTAAAAATAACCAACACCCAACAGAGTTGTTATACGGTTTCGCTCAGAGCGTACAGGGTAGGACGTACTACCACATCACTATCAATAAAGAGACAACGCTACAAGCGGCTGACGGTGTATGTGCTGAACTAAGCGTACAACTACGCCGTAAGTTCGGTGTGTTCGGTGATGACGAAGATGAGTATGGTGCAATATACAAATCCATAGAGAAAGAAAGAGCAGAAAGTGAAGTGTCCTGAGTGCAACAAATGGGTGTCTGTTAAAGAAACCCGATCTCGCCCCGCCAATACGGTGTATCGTAGGTATGAATGTGCCAACGAGCATCGCTTTACTACGTTAGAAACAGTAACACGTGTCATCAAACCCAAGGAGAAAGACGATGAAGAAAAGTAAATCAGCAAGAGTAGCAGAGTATTTTTTGAAGCACCCCAATGCAGTACCAAAAGATGTTGGTGCTAAGTTCACTATGCACATGCCACAGGTGTACGGCATACGTAAGCGTGTGCTCAGTGGTTCTATGCTAGGTGAGGTAGTCAACCCACAGATTACTGATGCGGTAACACAGTTCGTACCAAGCGACAAGGCAGATGCTTTGCAGATAGGCGGTGACCACTATAAGAACATGGGTGTGCAACCTTGGAAGGCAATGGAATCATGGATGACACCCGAACAGTTCGCAGGATTCTTGCGGGGTAACGCTATCAAATATCTTGCACGATGCGATGTTAAGGGTGGCATTGACGACATCAAGAAGGCACGGCACTACATCGACAAACTTGTTGAGGTAAGAAAGGATGTGTAGCCTATCGTTTTATGGGGGCATACTTGTAGGTATAGGACTTCTACTAGCCCTAGCACTAATTGCATTTATGTTTGTGTTTATAAAAAATAATTGAGGGTGACATGGACATAGTAACGATTGACTTTGAAACCTACTACGACAAGGAGTACTCCCTGTCTAAGATGACCACGGAAGCATACGTACGTAGCCCTGACTTTGAGGTCATCGGTGTAGGCGTGAAGGTAAACGACTACCCCACAGACTGGTATAGCGGAGACAACGTGGGGAAATTCCTCAACAGTCTTGACTACCGCAACAAGGCAATCCTCTGTCACCATACTGCGTTCGATGGGGCAATCCTATCGTGGCACTTTGGCATCAAGCCTAGGCTATGGCTTGACACACTCAGCATAGCAAGACCTTTGCACAATCTCACAGTAGGGGGAAGCCTTGCCGCACTGACTACCTACTATGGACTAGGCAAGAAGGGTGATGAGGTTGTCCAAGCATTGGGTAAACGCAAGGCAGACTTCACACCCGAAGAACTTGCACGATACGGAGAGTACTGCAAGAACGATGTGGAGTTGACCTATGCTTTGTTCAACAAGATGAAGAAAGGTTTTCCTGTCAGCGAGTTGCTGGTCATCGACCAAACGCTACGCATGTACACCGAGCCGACCATCGAGTTGGATGTGCTTCTCTTGCGTGAACATCTTGAGGAAGTAATTGCCCGAAAGGATGGACTGATCTCAGACATGGGGTTGACTGGTGTTACCAAGGAAGTGTTGACCAAGACGCTAATGAGTAACGAGATATTCTCCAAGTATCTTATTAACCTTGGCATCGAACCCCCGAGTAAGGTCAGCGCACGTACAGGCAAACAGGCGTGGGCATTTAGTAAGACGGACAAAGCGTTTACCGACTTACTGGAACATCCTGATGAGCGTGTGCAGAACGCAGTAGCCGCTCGCTTAGGGGTCAAATCAACCATTGAAGAAACCCGAACCGAAGCCCTGCTGGGTGTCGCTCAACGTGGGTGCTTGCCCATCATGCTCAACTATTATGGTGCACACACAGGGCGATTCAGCGGTGGCGATAAGCTGAACTTGCAGAACCTACCTGCACGTGGGAACAACAAGATCAGGCGTGCACTACGAGCACCCAAGGGACAAGTTCTTGTGGCTTGTGATTCGTCACAGATTGAGGCCCGCATGGTTGCGTGGATTGCAGGACAGGATGAGTTAGTCCAAGCGTTTGCTGAGGGGCGGGATGTATATAGTGAGTTCGCATCCGATGTGTATGGGCGCAAGATTACCAAGGGGGACAAGATAGAACGATTCGTAGGTAAGACCTGTATCCTTGGTCTTGGCTACGGCATGGGCGCAGAGAAGTTCAGACGTACCCTTGAGATAGGACAAGGTGGTGTGAACGTAGTGATCGACCTTAACGAAGCTGATCGTATTGTGCGACTCTACCGACAGAAGAACCACAAGATTGTGGCACTATGGCAGAGGTGTGGACACGCACTGACTGGTATGACCCAAGGTGATAGTGGCAACATACATCCTTTGGTTAGCTACGACAACACAGGCATCACACTCCCCAACAAGTTGCAGATTAAATACCCTGCACTACGCCAAACCAACAGCGGGTTTGAATACATCGCTGATGCACGTACCTACCGCAAGGCAGTTAAAGATCGTGTGATTACTGGGACAACGGATGATATAAGTTGGACTCGTATCTACGGTGGCAAGGTCACAGAGAATCTGATTCAAGCACTCGCTCGTATCGTTGTGTCTGAACAGATGACTGCCATTGGTCGCCACTACCACGTGGCTTTCCAAGTCCACGATGAGATCATCATCACTGCCCCTGAAGAACAAGCGCAACACGCAGAGAAACTTATTGTCGAGATCATGTCTACCCCGCCAAGCTGGGCAAGCACGTTGCCAGTTGCATGTGAAGCGGGTACTGCAAACAACTACGGAGAAACCTGATGACACAAGAACCTTGGTGCATGAAGATGAACGGTTGCAAGACAAAGTGTGAAGACTGCCCCGATGAGCCACCACAGAGCACATGGGTTGGTTTGTCTGAACAAGACATCAACGAACTTAAATTTAACCTGCCCGACCTTTACTATTGGGTCGATGTGGTGAGAGCAACGGAAAAAAGATTGAAGGAAAAAAACACATGACTATCGCTGAAATCAAACGCACACCACGTAACACCGAAGCCCTCGCATTACTTGAGGCAATCATCAATACGGTGCAAGACAATGAGGACGCATCCAACCTCATGGTGCTTGTGAAGATTGGTGACAACTACCATCGCTACTCTACGAATCTGATTGACACCATGTCGCTAGTTGCCGCCCTAGAACTGGCAAAGTTCGATGTGTTGCAACGCATGTCAGAGTAGGCTATACTGAAACTTCCAATTAAACAGAGAACCCTGAGGACACCCCTCGGGGCTATGACCTATGCGCCTTAGCCACTCTTACTCATCCATCAAACTGTACGAGAACTGCCCATTGCGTTACTTCCGACAACGTATTGTTAAGGATGTGATAGACGAAGGGGGTGAAGCCAGTAAGTACGGCGAACGAGTTCACGCTTTCCTTGAGACACGACTCAAAGAGAACACCCTCTTACCACAAGAGGTAGCCCACTACGAATCCCTTTGTTCCTCAGTCGAACGCATTGCCCACAATGGTGAACTGTTCGTGGAGAAGGAGCTAGTCCTGACCGACAACCTTACACCAACAACTTGGTGGGAGCCTGACGCATGGCTACGTTCTAAACTTGACATCCTTGTAATCAGCGGTGACATGGCTAACGTCATGGACTGGAAAACAGGCAAGAGAAACGCTGACCAATTCCAAATGCAACTGTTCGCCGCCCAAGTATTCAAGCACTATCCTGAGGTAACAAGGGTCAAGACTTCCCTAGTGTGGCTGAAGGACATGGCTATGGACACCGAGGTGTACTACCGCAGTGGTGTCAACACGATATGGGCTGAGGTTATGAAGCGTATCCAACGCATCAACGACTCATTGGAACATGACAACTGGCCTGCCAAACCGAGTGGCTTGTGCCGCTATTGCCCTGCCCGACACAACTGTGACTATGCTAGGGTTTAACCCTACTTGACATTCATGTAAAGAGGAGTAATATATGAGTTCACTGACCCCCGAAGGCAAGATAAAACGTAAGGTTGTTGAGTTACTTAAGAAGCACGATGTGTGGTACTTCTTCCCCGCCAGTAATGGCTTTGGTAAAGCAGGTATCCCCGACATCATTGCGATTGCAAAGGGCAAGTTCATAGGCATTGAGGTCAAAGCTGACAAGACCAAGAAGCCAACGGTATTGCAGGTCAAGTGTGGTGAAGAAATACAACGAGCAGGTGGGTGGTGGTTCTTAGTGTATGACGCTGACTCCCTCCACTCTCTTGAGCAAGCATTAGAAGAAAAACTTTACAGGTGATGACATGGTAGTGGTGGAACAAGCAAGGACACTTGCTATGAAATTAAACAATCCGAACAGGGTTCTCGACAGTATCCCAACTGCCAAGCCCTACACGGTACGTGGTGTGCCCCTTGTGGTAGCACCGCATGGACTGGATGAGGTCAGGGTTCTGCGTAACCTTGGCATCAAAGCACCATCGCCCATACTGCACTATTACAAATGGTGTGGTCAACACAAACCATACGAGCACCAACGACAGACGGCGGCGTTCCTTACGCTTAACCATTGTGGGTTGGTACTCAACGAGATCGGTACTGGCAAAACACAATCTGCATTGTGGGCGGCTGACTATTTGATACAGACCAAGCAGATTAAGAAGGTGCTCATCATCTCTCCACTATCTACGCTTGAGCGTGTATGGGCTGACGCTATCTTTACAGGGTTTGTGCACCGTAAATTTGTTGTGCTTCATGGAACATCTGAGAAGCGCCGCAAGTTACTGAACACTGAGGCTGACTTCTACATCATCAATCACGATGGATTCCCCATCATCTGCGAAGAAGCACATGGCAAGTTTGACTTGGTGATCGTTGACGAAGCGGCAGTGCTACGTAACCCATCGACACAACGGTTCAAGATATTTCGTAGATGGATGGCAAACAATCTGTCATCACGTTTGTGGTTGATGACTGGTACACCAACACCCAATGACCCGACAGACGCATGGGCACTTGCCAAGTTGGTTGGTTCACCATTCTGTACCAAGACATTCACGGCGTTCAGAGAACAAGTGATGATGAAGATTGGTCAATGGAAATTTGTACCAAGACCTGAGAGCGTAGAGATTGTGAAGCACATCCTACAACCTGCGGTCAGGTACACACGTGATGAATGTTTTGAGTTGCCCGACACAATCATTCAGACTCGTCAAGTAGAACTCACTGCGGAACAGAAGAAGCATTACTCACAGATGCTTAAACATTTTGTTACGGAGATGAGCGCAGAGGGAACGATCACTGCGGTCAATGAGGCAGTCAAGATTCAGAAGTTAGTTCAGATCGCTTGCGGCGTAGCCTATGGTGATGATGGACAGAACATTGGAATTGATTGCAGTCCACGTATTAACTTAGTAAAGGAGGTGATAGAAGAAGCAGGAGAAAAAGTAATTTTATTTGTACCACTCACTGGCACATTGCACATGCTTGAGAAAGAACTCAGCAAGCACTGGTCGGTTGCAGTTGTGAACGGCGAGGTATCCGCAGGTAAGCGTAACCAAATCTTTCACGACTTCCAACATGCCAAGACACCGCATGTATTGATTGCCCATCCCGCAACAATGGCGCATGGACTTACTCTAACGAGTGCGTCAACGATCATATGGTATGGCCCGATCAATAGCAACGAGCAATATGTTCAAGCGAATGGGCGCATTGAGCGCATAGGTAAGAGGCAAGTATCGAATGTCGTACACATAGAGGCAACAGACCTCGAACACAAAATGTACGAACGCTTGAAGAATAAACAAAAGCTTCAAGGATTGCTTCTTGATTTAATTCAACAACAGACAAGAAGGTGACACATGACTGTCAGAGTAGACGACGTAATTGCTACGTACATGAAACTACGTAACGAGAAGGAAGCCATCGAAGCCGAGATCAAGAGCCAAGTAGCAGGACTCAAAGCGAAGATGGACAAGATAGAAGCGTGGCTTAAAGAGCAAGCAGATGCACAGGGTGTTACCTCATTCAAAGGTAAACATGGCACTGCGTTCTTAACCACTACAGACTACGCCAACGTAGCCGACTGGGATGCCGTACTGGAATTTGTTAGGACAAATGAAGCGTTCGACATGCTGGAGAAACGTGTAAGCAAGATTGCAGTTCGTGGATATATCGAACGCAACAAAGCCGTACCCGCAGGTGTGACCTATGGAACAAAGATAGATGTCACTGTTCGTAAACCAACAATGAAAGTTGAGGACTGAACCATGAAAATCATTAGAGAATGGATTAAGCAAGCCGCATATGAAGGTACGCATCAAGCGTTAACAGAACACGCCACTGCCACCAAAATAAAACGCAAGCTAAACATCGAACCCATTGACAACGAGTATGTACAAGAACACCTTGCCGCTGAGAGAGCACGTGCAGTGGCAACGCAATGGCAACAAGGCGGTTTCGCCAAATCCAAACGTGCGACTAACCGCACATAACCCGCTCACCAAAGGAGAATATCTATGAGCAACATCATCCCCGCAAACATTCAAGTTCCCGCCCACCTCGCTGGTCGTATCGGTGTGCCATCTGCATTGGCACAATCCCTTATGGGCGGTATCAGTAGTGCTGAATCGTTCCCACGTATCAGCATTAAGGGTAGCCGTTTCCGTATTGTCGAAGGCGGTAACGAGACTGTATTAGATACCACTGCACTAGAAGTAGTGATCGTTGGTGCAAACCCCCGATTGTCAAAGACTTGGTACGCCAAGGCATGGACAAAAGATTCTGAGCCAGTTGCACCTGACTGCTTCTCGCTTGATGGCATTGGCCCTGACCAGTCATCGACAGACCCACAGAATGATCTTTGTGCTTCTTGCCCACAGAACGCATGGGGTTCTAAGATTGCTGAGAACGGACAACAAATCAAGGCTTGCTCCGATCAGAAACGTCTTGCTGTAGTGTCGGCTGATGACCCTGCTGGCCCTGTGTACCTCCTGCAAGTTACACCTGCCGCACTCAAAGGCTTCAATGCCTACGTCAAAGAACTCTCTATGCGTGGTATCCCACCTGAGATTGTCAAGACCAAGATCACATTTGATACAGACGCATCCTTCCCTAAATTAAAATTCGGGTTGGCTGGATTCCTTGACGATGAGTCGCAAGACGCAGTTGACAAGTTGTTTGGGTCTGCCGAAATCCGTGAGATCACTGGCGAGAATCCAAGGCAAGCAGTTGAAGTGCCAAAGATTGCCGCCAAACCAGTTGCCCCGAAACCCGCCCCTAAGGTTGCTGAACCAGTAGAACCTGCACCTGCCCCTGCACCTACACAAGCGGCTACCCCAAAGCGTGGTTTCGGTGCATCTAAACCTGCGGCGAAAGCTACCCCTGCTGCTGCGGCCCCTGTCAACACACAAGCAGCAACATCTTTGGCTGACGAGATCGCTGCCCTTGTAGGTGAGGTGAACGCAGATGACGCCTAAACCGCCTCTCGACTTTACAAAGGTCGAGTCGCTTCGTAGGCATATGCTCCTGACAACTACGGATTTATCCCAGTTGTTAGGGGTATCTCGCATGACTTATTATGGATGGGTGAGAGGCAAGAAAATCCGCCAGTCCAATGACCAGTCAGTGAGGGCAATGCTACGCAAACTGCTGGCAGTAATGTCCGAACACCAATGGCCTACGCCTGAGGTGATTGGGATGGAACAGAAGCAGAGAAAAGAGCGTCTCGTTGAGATATTGGGTAACTATAACTGAAGGGGTGAGGGGAGAAATCCCCTCGCTGACAGGGGCACATGAACACGTTGGAACATCTCCAGCGGGTTCTACCGTCGGAAGGTTTTTATGTCACGACAGTCATCAATCCTGATGGCAATAGGCAAGGATTCTTTTCTACAGTAGACGAACTCGCAAAGGCAGTAGCTGGCCTTGACCAAACAGGCAACAACACGTACTTCGCCATCTCCGCATTTAAGGAGAAGGGAAGCCGCAAACAAGATAATGTCCGAGCGATTAAGGTTGTCGCCTTGGACGTTGACTGTGGGAACAACAAGCCGTATCCATCGTGGAAGGAAGGACTTGTTGCGCTAGGTACATTCATTCAAACAATGAACTTGCCTAAGCCCATGATCGTATTCTCAGGCAACGGACTACATGTCTACTGGTGTCTGACGGAAGAACTCGAACCAGCTAGATGGAAACCAATCGCTGAAGCAATGAAGTCAGCGGCGATTGCCCATGAGTTTCATATTGATGCAGGGCTAACTGCCAACAGTGCATTGGTGCTACGCCCCATTGGGACACACAATCCTAAGAATGGTAACGAGGTTAAGTTACTGGTGGACGCTGAGCCAGTGAGTCCTGAGTTGCTGAAGTCTTGTCTTGTTTCCCACCTAGCTCACGAGGTGAGCCTGCCACGTAATACAACTGGCAGTAAGTTGCTACAAGACATGGCAGTCAAGACTGAGTTCCCACCTACCATTGGTGCGGTTGTCGTTAAGAAATGCCAACAGATCAAGTGGGCAGTAGAGAACCAAGGCGAAGTCAAAGAACCCCAGTGGTACAACCTAATGGGAGTCGCCGCATTTTGTGTTGAGCCTGAGGCTACGGCTATTGAGTGGAGTCAGAACCACCCAAAGTTTGACGCACAACGAACATTGCAAAAGCTGATCCAGTGGAAAGACAACACAGATGGGCCAACACGTTGTGGTAAGTTTGACATAGACCGTCCCGGGGGATGCAAGGGATGCAAATTTAAGGACAAGATAAAGAGTCCTGCCGCTCTTGGGTTGCAGTACCAACAGATTGCACCACCACAAGATGTACTAGACAAGGCGGCGTTTGATGTACCCATGCCACGTGGGTTTAAGCGCACCGCTGATGGTATCAAGATGACCATTGACGAGACAGATATTGACGTATGTTCGTTCGACGTCTACCCCGTGGGCTATGGTCGTGACGAAGGTCTTGGTTACGAGACTGTGCGCTACCACTGGAATCGTCAGCATAAAGGCTGGCAAGAACTTGCTCTGAGACAAGCACACCTCACAGACGGACATAGAGAGTTTGCTTCCACCATTGCCGATCAAGGCATTGTCCTCAACAACAAAAGACAGACGGAGTACTTCCAACTTATGCTACGTTCATACATGGATGAATTGCGGCAGAAACGTGCGATGACCAATCTGTACGCCACGATGGGATGGAAAGAAAACTTCTCCCAGTTTGTGATTGGTGACACGCTTCTACGCCGAGAGTCTGACGGTTCAGTCAGTGAAGAAAACATCAGCCTATCCGCTGGCACTCAACGACTTGGCAACGAGTTGTATGGTGTATCAGGGGACGCTCAACAGTGGGCAGACTTCACCTCTGTGCTTGAGAAAACAGGACTGCACTGGCACATGTTTGCACTTGGTGTCGGACTATCTGCCCCCCTGTATGCGTTCACTGGCCTTAAGGGTCTGACTGTTTCATTGTTCGGCCCATCAGGTGGAGGCAAATCATTGATACAGATGTGGGTGCAATCAATCTATGGTGACCCTGACAAACTACACTTTGCCGCCAAGTTCACACAGAACACTTTGTTTGGACGTATGGGTGTCTATGCCCACATGCCGATGACCATTGACGAAGTTACCTTGATGCTAGATAAAGAAGTTGGTGACTTTGCATACTGGGTATCCCAAGGTAGAGACAAGGCACGACTGAACCGCAACGCCGAAGAACGTGACGCAAAGACATGGGCAATGCCTGTGCTTGTATCCACCAACAAGTCTCTGCAATCTAAGCTGGTTGCATCTGGGCTTGAGACTGACGCACAAATGGCACGGCTTCTTGAGATTGATATACCACTGCACGAACTGTTCACAAGAGACAGTACAGGCGGTCGCAAGATTCACCAGTTTATCCATACCAACTATGGACACGCTGGTCGCTTATTCATAAAGAAGTTGTTGGAACTTGGAGCCGATGGAGTACGCGCCGCTATTGACCACGCCACTGCTGACTTCCACAAGAAGTACAAAGCCAGTTTTGTAGGACAGGAACGCTACTGGGAACAAGCCATCATCCTCTCAGACTTGGCTTCACGCTTATGTGTTGAATGGGGAATCATCAAGTACGACTACACCCTCGGCACTGAGTGGGTCTTGAAACAACTGGGTGCAATCAGACGTAGTGTGGTTGAGAACAAGATGGATGCGTTCGATCTATTCTCCAACTATCTAAACGACAGTGCTGGAGCCGCTGTTACTGTGATGCACACAGGCACAGACAAAGGTGTTGTGGATTACTCAAGGATGCCACGTGCTGACATCCGTGTTCGGTTCGACACATACAGACGCACTGCGGCAGACAAGTTTGACAAAGGTGTTGTGCTTGTTGACCGCACCCACTTTCGTAGATGGTTGGCACAGAACGGCGGTGACTACAAATCGTTCATACAACAGATGCAGTTTGAGAGCGTAGTCGCCACACCCAAATCAGAGAAAGCGTTTCTTGGTAAGGACACTCCCATCAAACTGGGTCAAGCATATGTCCTTGGTCTCAATCTGAATCACCCCAAACTTGTGGGAATCTTGAGTGATGCAGATGAGATTGCCGCTGATCTAACCTTCGGTCAGATGAAAGCAGTTTGATTACATGATCTCATCGTCCAGTCCGTAGAGTCTCAACAACTCTATGGTCTCAGGGCGCATAGCCCTTGGCGCTGATTTCATGTATCGCAACACAGTCGGACGCTGAGCCTCACGGTATGCACGATTGGCAGACTGCAAGAACTTAGTTATCTCCAAACCAGTGCCCTTGGAATCTTCATTCCACTGGCTTACTGCGGATGCAATATTATTTGCTGCCTCTTGGTCACCGGCAGCCCGAGCCTTCACATACGCAGCAACATATTCTGCCTTGACTGCTTTGCCGTACTCGTTGACTTGCTTGGACATACGAACAATGTCGTTCTGCTGAGTGGCTACCGCTGGGTAGAAGCCAAGCAATCGAGCAAGAATCACGTGTGCTTGTGCATCCTTGGCAACCATCTGACCACGTACGTTCGTAATGTCACCGCTCGACAAGTATGCAAGACTATCCCCGACAGAACGAAACGCAGCTATTGGAGACTCTCGCATCAATGTGTTGAAGGATGTTGTGTCATCACGCAGGCCCGTTATCTCTGCACCATACTTAGCCAAACCACCCGCCATTGATACCAGCCCACTGATACCGCTGAATACAGGGCCAGCAAAGTCGCCAATCTCACGTGCTGGGTCTGCGCCAGCTTTAAGCGCACCAGTCAGAGGAACTAAATCGCCCATACCCAAGCGGGTAGATACAGTCGCGCCGACTGCACGGTCAATCAGACCACGCATTACATACGGCGACATTCCCGGGGCCACACTATCAACCCATTCAGCAGTAGCTTTCTCGATGCTTGCCACTTTGAGGCCGAGCATCTGTGCGATTGTGTCAACAATGTCAGCGAGGTCGTCAGCAAATGGTATGCCCTTTAGACCACTCATCATTAACAGTAAGCCAAGCATCAACAACTGTCCACGAACTGGCATGTTGCGCAGTAGCTGAACGGTGATGATTACGAACTGCTTGTACATGAATATGTACTGGGCTACGTTGCCACGTGCCATCTCAGGGCGGTTGAACATGGCGTACTCACCTTGCGATGTGTTGACCGCAATCCGCGCTGCTTCGGTAGCTTCAGCGATTGCTTGTTCTTCACTCAACCCTTGTGACAACGCACGTTCTTTCTCAAGTCTGTATGCTGCCAGTGCAGTGATGCGTCGGTTAGCTTGTTCTGTGTAAGAGAACATAGCCATCCATACTTTGATACCTGTTTGTAGTTTATTGTTAAACACCTTTCCACGTGCTGTACCGACCAGTGCGTTGAACTGAGCCGCTTGCAATGTGCCCTGCTCAGTAGCATCAAACAAGAACTTAGTCTCATCCTCTGTCAGTCCGTACTTGTCGTACCCACCGTTAACCAGCAGGTCATTCAAGAACCCAGCATCTTCCAGCTTAGGACTGCCTACGTCAAGGGCAGCACGGTAGAGGGAGGTCACGGCTTTGGCCTCTCCATAACCACCGCCGTACCCACGCTTAGCGTTGTAGTAGGACAGGTATGGTGTACTGTGGGTAAGCAGAGATACGAAGTTCACGGCTGCGGATGCGACCGAACCACCCAACTGCATCAACACTGTGATTAGTTTTAGGAACGAGCCAGCTTCACCCGACAACATATCTTCGGTGCTGTCGTTAATATTAGATGAGTCGTTGTACCAACGAATAAGTTTCTTGGCTTCTTCCCGATAGCGTTCACCTTGACCCAGTGTAGGTTCACCATTGACGGTGACACCAGCAGCTTTAGGAGCCATGTACTTGTACATGAACGCATACTCATCGTATGCACGTTGCGCTCTAACACGTTGCCCATCGGTAGCGGCTGCATCAATAGCGGCCTGCAAATCCTTAAGTTTCTGTGGATCACCAAGCCATGACGAGTTGTTGAGCATGATGTCATCAAGACGATGGCGGTAGATTTTCTTGGCGGCAACGTGAGCAACCATCTCTAAGTGCTCAGACACAGAACGCACAATGTCGCTATCCCATCCGGGATTACCACTACGTTGTAGGTTCTTACGAGCACGGTCGTTTTGGTTTGTCAGTGTCTTGACAATACGTTCACGTGCGGTTGGCGTGATGTTTACGTTCAAGCGGTTCAACACGTAGACGAACTCATTGAAGTTCACGGCTTCAGTTAACGATGGGCTGATTGCAGCTTCTGAAGATTCTGCACGCAGAGTTACTTTGATCTCTGCACCGTACTCATCTTTAAGAATCCACTCTTGCCCATTGCCGAACTCATTCTCCAATGCCTCGCGTGCAGCAGTTGCTTCACTCTCAGTCTCAAACTGGAAGTAGGGCATAGCGTCACGGATGTTCTCATCCAAACGTACTGGGTTACCTTGAGCATCGAACGCTGCCACCCTCGCTTGGTATTCACCACGGCGGCTGAACGGAACGTATGAGCCAAGGATGGTACGCTTTGCATAGAACTCCGCGTTGCGTGTCTGCAAATCAAACAAGAAGATGTCCTGTACAGCTTTCTGAATTGCAAAGGCTTGTTCTTTATTGCGAATCTTGCCACGAATGGTGGGAATAGCAGCGCGAATGTCATCGTACTCAGCCTTCTGAAACTCCTCAAAGTCTTTTTTCATGTCACCCACAATTTTGGGATCGCCCATCCATGCGGCGTATACATCGTCGTTGAACAACGCACGACCAAAGTTGTAGATGAATTTTTCAGACCGTTGATCTGCACCCTTTTGTACTTCGACGGAAGCGTTTGCAATGCGACTACCACCGTAACGGATGTTCTGATACATCTCAATTACTTTGCGGATGGCAGCAAGGTCTTGCGCAGAGAACTCAGCCTTGAGTCCTTTTATGCCAGCAATCTCACTAAACACTCGTTGTTGCTCTGCTTGAGATGCTTCGTAATTTGATAGCAGCAAGTCTACTGCTGCGTCGTTTACTGTCTCACGCATCTCAGTGTAGACACGCCAGATTGGACTGTTCTCATCAACATTGAACTGGTACTTGATTCTTTCGCCAGTGCCAAGTTCTACCTCAAAGCCCTTGCGGAATTCTTCCGCAGTCACAGTGCCTGCTTTCTGCAACGCTTCGCGCACAAAATGGTCAACAGTGGCGTTACCCATTGCGTCCTTGTTAATCATGGAGCCGTATGACTCCATCAACTCATCAGTCAACTGGCGTGACTTAAACAATGCAGCGTATGCAGCGAGTTCACCAGCTTGTTGTTTCTCCTCCTCAGACACACCATTACCGAATCCAAAAACACGCGGTGTATTGGTGAACGCCATGTAGCGTGAGTATTTGGAGAGTAGAGCGCGAGCCTTCTGACTTCGTTGTTCAAAGATACGGAATATCTGATTGAGGCCATAGCTCTTACGTGCCATGTTGTCGAGGGTCTGCACCTTCTCAAGTAGCTTACCTACGTTTACACCAACATCTCCTGTCTTGCCGAACAACCCTTTCTGGAAGGCGTCCATCGACCCAAACATACCTGCGCCGGGGCCGTGCCTACGATTCAAGGCGTTCATTGCCATGCCTCGTGAGCCAATGTTGCCAGCAAAATTACGTGCGTACTTGCCGTCTGCTACTGTTTGTTCCATGTCCTCCATGTGGCCCACAAAGGATGAAGCGCTGAAGAAGTTACCTGTGCTGCCTTCACGCACATAGCGGCGTGCTAGGTTAACAAGTTGGCGAGCCTCGTCGTCTTTGAAGCTAAAGCCAAGTTTGTTTAGGGCGTTCTTCAAGGCGTTCCATAGCCTTGCGATGATTGATACATCTAGGTCAGCAGCGTTGTCAGCCAGATATTCCTCTATGGCTTCCAGCCTATCCATTCCTTGGGTCTCGACCATTGCGTCAACTGCGGCCTGCACATCAGGGTCAGTTTGATATATGCGATTCAGTACTTTGTTTAACTCAGACTGACCCATCACACCTTTGAAACCAAAGTGGCCGATGGTTTCGTGAGCCAGTACAAATTTCAACTGTTGTTCAGTACGAACAAAGTCAGAGAAGATGATGACCTCAGGGCCGAAGGAGTAACCCACGGCGTTGGTTGTATCGAAGTCACCTTGCTTACGAGCGGCAGCAGCACGTCGATACAACTCAGGGTTGCGAGCCTTTAGGTCAGCAACATTGGCGTACACATTAACGGTAGGCTTGATCTTTAGCTTTGCCAAGAAACCTTTGACCAGCAACTTCACACGCCCTAACGGGATGGCAGAACCCATAGGCGTGCCATCGTCGCGGTAGAAGTTACCTTCGGGTTTATCCCATGCCTGCACTGTCTCGCTATCACGTGCGCCACGCTTACGGGCATTGAAAACATCTTGCTCTGCCTTTGACTCTGCTGCGGCTGCTTCACCTAATGCACGCAACTCCTCACGGCGTTCTTTCTCACGGGCACGTTGCTGTTCCTCAGTGAGTTCAACTTGGCTTAGGATGTAGCGACCATCAGACTTGATTAGCTTAGCCTCACCCTTGTCGTTGAAGTAGTCTTTGACTTTGCTTCCATCAGGCAACATGTAGTTGCGACCAGCTTCATCAAGTTCACTGTACAACTGCTTGGTCAGTGCTTTGATATTGGCGAAACGCTCAGAACCAAATACTATTTCTTTGGTCAGCGTAGGGATTTCCCTAACACGAGTTACCAAATCACGGATGAGGTTTGCCATCTTCGCACCAGACTGGTCAACAATGCGGTTGAGCGAGGTGACCTTCTTGGTATTGATGACTGACTCACCAGCAGGCAGCGAGGTCTTGTATTTCTTGTAAACAGATACAGGTACGTTTTGCTCACTGATCTGGCGAGCTTGCAACAACTCAGTCACTTGCGTGTCGGACAACCCAATGAGCTTTGATCCAATGCTTGGGAGTAGGTTGCGCATCTGCGCATAGGTAAACCAAGGCTTGAGCGTGCCCTTTAGATTACCACGGGTGTAAGCAGCCCCGACTTCCAGTCGGTCATTGACGACATCCAGCAATGCGGTATCCATGATGCCGCGCTGATCTTCAGTGAAGCCAGTCTCAAGCAAGAACATCTGCGCCTTATCAATGACACCAGCTTTCTCGTTGTTGGAGTCAGTATCAAAGTAGGCGTGGAACATGATGTTCTCAATCGCATCACGGAACGCACTTGTATCCGTAGTGGACTCAGCCGTAGCAATATCCTCATCCAACAATTCCATGTAGGACAAGTCTGCCAGTTCTTCTTCTTCAGGTAGCGGTGTAACCTGAGCATTGATCTCGTCAGCCAACTGCATGTTGGCACGGTCGTAGTAGTTCTCAGTTGCCCAGCGTTTCTTCTGTTCATCTGAGAGCGTGTTGTACGCTACGCCGCCTTCCGGTTTCATGTCCTCCCATGCCTCGGCAGGACTCAGTTTCTCAACCTTTGTTGCGGCGGCGGGTTTTGCCGCCACGACTTTTTTTGGTTCAGACCCTTTCTTAAGAGTCTCACCCTTT